GCCGCCACGCGCTTTTAAAAACGTTCCGATACCGGATTCTGACCCGGTGACTTATAATCAGGGTTGTGGCGCTTGCCTGATTCCGCTCGTTGCTTGTCGCGTCCCATATCGCAGCCCATATCGTATCAAGAGTTGTCCATGAAGTTGTAAAACCGCCTAGACCGTCACTAATCTTAGTCTGAGCTTGAATATCCACCTGCTTATTTAAGTCGCCCGATCTCAACATCAAAAACTCCACAGCTTATGTGCATAAAGCAGATTATAGACGGCCTTCATCGATCTTGATTCCGATGTTACCAGCGTGCCGATGATCGGTTCGCCCCGGTCTGCATACCTGTCCGCCGCCATTAAAAGGATTGCCTGTTTGATTTTGCTCGGCACGTTTGCCGCCGCTTTCCATCCGCAAACAAACTCAATCGTGATCGGGTTCGACGGGTAAAGCTCGACGGACGGCCAGCTCACGCCGTAGGGCAGCACAATGCGCCCGACCTGATCCCCGCCCAGCGTCGCGTCAACATTCGTTTCAACGAGGTAATCGGTGTTTTCAGTCAGCGTCGTTTCCGTTCCGTCTGAATCCTTGTATTTGATGGACGTTACGCTCTGAAGGTTGCCAAAGGGCAGCTCAATGTAATCCTTATCCGGCGGGAATTCGTCAAGATAGCCCTTGAAAGTCGCCGTCAATAGCTGCCGTCCGGTGAAGTCCTCAGCATCATCAATGGCGCTTTGGAGTATTCTTATTAGAAGGTCATCTTCTGCCGTTGTCGCTTCGTTCACAAGGATGGACGTTCCAAACTCACAGGCGGCCAGCAGAACCTTAGAGGCGGTCCTGATATACTGTTTCGTGCCGGTGTAAGCCTTTTTATAATCCTGATTGTCATTCTCCGTTGTGACCTGGGTGAAGGCCCCGCCGGTCCAATCGGTGTATGGCCCAGCCTGAGCGTCGGCCTCTTGAATCTTCGTGTCAACGGTGCCCGTGGGCCCGTTGGTCCCGTGGTGGACAATAACATCCGCCTGTTTTCCGAGAACGTCCACGCCAGTTCCTACGTGGGTTGTGTAATTGTTGGCAATGACTTTTGAGCCGTAAGCGAGGCTTTGCGTCAACGTCAGGTTGCCGTCAAAGGTGCCGGAATCAAGGCGTAAATGCGCCTTTAATTCACTGAGGCTGACGGGTAATAATGTGGGCGCTACTGTCTGGACGGTCTTCATTCAATATATCCTTCTGCAAAAACACACACGGCACCGGCGCCAGATGAATCGATGACAAGGGCGGTCGCTGCCGTCAATTTCATCGGGCGCTTAAACTTCCATTGCAATGACGTGTTTGCAGCCATGGCAATAGGCCCGATCAACGCCGTGGTTACTGCCCCGGTCGTCTCGCCCTCTCCAATGGTATGAGAAATGGCGTTTGCGCCGTTGTTAATCGTCAGGCTTTCAATATAAATTGATTTGCCTGCTGCCGGGGCCGCTTTCAGTTCTTCGCATCCCGAAGCATCAGCCGAAACTCCATTGATGATAAAGGCCCCGCCCTGTGATCCCGGTCCTACGTCAGGTGTGGTTACGGTGATTGACATTTAAAAACCTCATTAAAGGCGGAGGCCGAAGCCCCCGCCCGTTGGTTAATGGTTATTGAGTAATATCGACAATCGGATACGGGCAGTTTGCGGTGTTCGCGCTTGTGATCCGGTTCCCGATTGCAAGGGCCGCATTCGCGTTGATAGCCCCGGCACAGTCTGTGTTCCCATTGGCCGCCGTGATCAGTTCATTCCATGCGACAATCACGACACCGGAATTTTCATCGATACAAAGGGCCGTCGCTTTAATGAGGTTATTCTGAATTCGGCTACCATACGCGGGAGCGCTCGCAACAACATCAATCCCTTCGGTTGCCTCAATAAAACAACCATCGATCAGGGTTTGATGATTCGATGCTGTTCCCGCAATGGCGATGCCCACGGCACAAATTCCGGTTCCGTATGCTGCTGGGTTCCGGTGAATTTCAAAGCCCTGAATTTTGACAAGGGCTGAAGCGGTGATCTGGACGCCAACGGTGTTACCGGCTGCCGAGGGCTGTAACATACCGCCGATGATCTGAAAGCCGTGGCATCCTGCCGGAATAGTGATACCTACAGCCGTTCCGTCAAGCTGAAAGCCCATATTGATAAGCCGACAGCCTACTTTTGCCGCGGCGATTGTGTGATGACCGATTACTCGGGGATAAGGTACGAGGTCCGAACCGCATCCGATGATGTCGCATTTCTCCGGGAGTACGGTCAGATCCTCTTCAATCCCGTCGCCCATGACGAAAATCCGGTTGCGCCGCGCCCACCACCTGTTGGCGGTAAGGCCGATACTGGTATTGCTGGCCGTGATCGCCTCAGCGAGAGTGGCAAACGGGCTGTTAATGGAACCATCCCCTGTTGCGGAAACATTCAGGTCAACAAAATAGTCTGCCGCTCCCGTGGGGTTTCCAGCCATGATTGAGCCGCCGGGTTCGACAAGCACCTGCCCGCCCGCTGCGATAACCATCACGTCGCCGCCCTGTTTTCGATAAACTTTAGGTTGATAACTCAAATCTGCCATTTTTCATTTCCTCCATTCTCCGGTGGTTGCCCCGGAGCGGCCCGGATAAGACCGCCCCGAGTATCCAATTAAGGACCGGTTACGCTATCGGGGGCCTGTCAGCCAGGTCGCCCTTGACGACAATGACCGTCTGCGGAAGATCCGGACCCGTTCCGGTCTCTGCGGGCGTGATCTTCACGAACCGCTTGCCCCCCACATAGCCGATCTTGGTGATCTGCGGCGTTTCTGCGTTCGCGTCCAGCGTGAGAACTATCCCGCTCGAAGGTGTTACACCCAGGACGTCTGCGGCGGCCACGTTCGCATAGGAACCGGCAACGCCCGTGCCGTCATCGTCGGCGTGTTCCATTTTCCACGTCCAGTAGTTCGAACCGTCCAAAGTCGAGCCTTCGACGCCCGTAGAAATCAAAAACACTGCCGAGTTACACCCGGCAAGATCAACTTCCACGGCGGTCGGCGCGGCCTCGTTCTGGCCGACAACAGGGGCTATCGTCTGTTCAACTTTAATTTTGCTGTAAAGGTCTTTCATATCTTTTGCCTCCTTATGGCATTTTTTGAAAACGGGGCGGTGTTTCACGCCCCGGTTGGTGATTAGCTGGCCGCGATCTTCAGGGCCTTGATTGCCTCGTACATCACGATTCCGCCGCCGACCCGTTTCGTCGTGTAAAACAGAACATAGGGCTTGGAGGTGTAGGGATCACGCAGAACGCGGGTGCCCAGGCGGTCAATGATCAAATACGCCCGCTTGAAATTGGCGTAAAAGATCGGATACTTTCCGGCGCCGATGTCGTCAAGGTTGTCGTCATATTCAACCGGCTTTCCGAGCAACGTGTCGGGCTTGTCTTCGACCAGGCCCGGGCGCCACAGGTAATTCCCCTCGCCGTCCTTGAATTTCCGGATGACCCCGCAGGTGGCGTCGTTCATCAGCCAGGCGGCGCCGTTGCGGTATGAGGTTTTCAGCGCGTGCTGTAAGTCGATCAGCTTATCCGCGTTATTAAGCAGATTTGCGTGACCGCCCGCAATATAGCCGACCTTGCCCCATGCGTAATTCGCGTTGGGGATCATCGAATAAGCGGCAATGCCCTTGGGTTTCTCGACGCCATTGCCGGAAATAAAGGCGTCGCCCTCTTCCTCGTTGAACTCAATGCCGACTTCCTCGGCCAGCCACGCGCCGATGTCAACCCGGCTGTCATCCAGAAGGATCTGCGTTGCAGCGGGCATGGCGTAAAGCTCTTTCGTGTTGATGGCGATTTCTTTCAGCGTCGGGGTGCTGGTTTCGGCGCGGGTGCCTTTTTCGGCTACCCAGCCGGACGTAGCGCCGCCCTGGTTGACCAGTTTCTTGTATGTGTCGGTAGAAATGGCCCGCACGGTCGCCAGCCGACGCATTGCCGACATGGTGCCCTGAACGCGATCGATAGCCGTATCCACTTCCTCGGGGACCGTGAAGCCGCCGTCCGGATCGGACAGAGTGGAGGCCGACGCCTGAATTTCCATATCCTTTACGCTGTCAATGTTGCCGCGCATAAGGTGAGTGAACGCCTTCGCCCGCGCAATGACTTCTTTGTCTTTTGCGGTTCCGCCGCCCGGATACTGTCCGCGGGCAACTGCCGTTTCGATGGCTTCGAGCTGCTTTTTCATGGCGCCCAGCGCCGTCAAATCAGCGTTAATCTTTTCCACTTTCTCTGCGAGCAACGGATCTGCGCTGCCCTTCTTTTCGATTTCCTTCAGCCGCGCATCGTTTTCCGCCTTGAACTGCTCAAACGCTCTGCCGATGCTTTCAATGGTTTCTTTGAGTTCCATCTTTATTTTCCTCCAATTATTTTTAATAAATTTTCTGCTGCCAAAACCTCTTCTTCCAGGGTCCCGGACTTCAAGCCTCGCGCCAGAATAGCCCGCGCCTCATTTTTGGAAGCCCCTACATCGCGCAGGGCCTTCTCATATTTTCTTGCAATGGGTTCATCGTGATCGTTTCCCGTGAAACCGTCCGGCACATGCGCGAACATGCTCAAATCAAATTGAGCTTTGGCCGCCTTGCCATCGATAATGGTATCGATGAAGCCCTTTTCTTTCGCTTCTTTTGCCGTAAACCACGTTTCCGCCTTCAGCATGTCGCGGATTTCTTTTTTGCCAATGTTCGAGTTCTGGGAGTAAATATCAACCATGTTGCCGCTGATCTTTTCCAGGATATCCGCGATTTCGCGCAGGTCGTATTGATTGCCAGCTGCCAGAACCCACGGATCATGAATCATGAACATTGCGTTTTTGTATGCCTGGACTTCTTTTCCGGCCAATGCGATAAAAGACGCGGCGGACGCGGCCAGTGATTCAATGCGGGTTACGACTTTGGATTTATGGGCTTGCAGGGCATTAAAGATTGCCATCGCATCGAAGACATCGCCGCCAGGTGAGTTGATGCGCACGGTAACCGTTTTTGAAGTGACACCGGCCAGCGCCCGGATGATTTCACCGGCGTCATTAAAGGGCCAGCCGATCACGTCATAGATCATCAATTCGGTGTTGTCTTCGGAAAGCGCCTCGATCTTATACCAATCGGCTTTGTCAATCGGCTTATTCCAGTATCGTGCCGTCGCTTCGGCGTTCCTT